CTATCGGCTATAATTAAGGTATTGAAGTGAACGGCACTTCAAAGATTCTGGAGGAATCGAAATGAAATTATTACAAACTCGTTATAGCTATAAATGCGAATTCTGCGGTGGCGCAAGCCGCCAATTCATACTTCTTAAATATTGCGCACACATGGCATCGTTTCATATTTGTAAATCAAAATATGTAAAACTGTACGCTCTTGAATTTTATGAAGATTATGCAAAACCCGTAGAACGCGAACTAATGGAGGCAAAATAAAATGACTACAAAAGCAAAATGTTTTGCGTTAGCTCAAGAACACGGTATTGAAATTTTGGCGCACAAAGGATCTTACGGATGGGAGTGTGATCTCAACATTCCCGATGGATACACCCTTGAAGATTTTGATGGCGCACGAACTGGGCTATCTTTTAGTGGCGTAGAAACCGCTAAAGAATTTTGGAAAGCGGTCTATGAAGATATTGAAACTTGTATTGCTTACAAACCGTGGCACAAAGTGGAGGCATAACATGAGCGCGACAATTACTCTCACACTCACCGAAGAAGATTTTGACCGCCTTGTTAATACCGCAATGCGTTGGGGTAAAGACTGGATGAAGCAGAAGGGGCGCTTTACTGATGCGCCTCTATTCACTTGGAAGATGGCGTACTGGTGCGATAACTATGTTGCGGTTCTGATCTGCCAGCATTATCTCTCCTCGCGTGGATTTGAGTCACAGACTGTATTCGACACCGCGACTCAGGAACATCTTATTCTGACTAATTTCATATCGGCAGAATGGGGCGAAGAACTATGAAAACCGGTTGGAATTCTTATTTTGCTATGCGCGTAGTTGATTGCGAAGATTGCGATAAGCAAGTCGAAATTAACGCTTATTGCGATGGCGATTGGTACGAAGGCAACTGCCCTATTTGCGGTACTGTAATCGAAGGGAGTTGAAATGGTTTTATTATTTTTAGTGGTAATTCCCGTATGTGTCGGGGCGGTCTTGGCACTACTACTTGAACTGGAGGCAAAAAATGAAGGTGATTTGTAAAGATCAGCATTGGAAAGTTAAGGATGGCAAGTTAATCCTCGACACCCCAGACGGGCAGGAAACCGTTGCCCAGATGGTCGCGGCAATTCAGACGCGTGTTCGCCTAGAAATCTACGAGCAGATTTGCGCACTCGATCTCACCACTCAGCGCAAGCAGATTGTAAAGAACGGGCTTGAGAACTCGCTCTTACAGGTTCAGGATATTTGCGCCCAGATAGCATTGGGGGAACGCAAGTGAGAGCCACATCTATCGCCGCAATGGTCAAAGCAGAACCTAAGCGCGACTCGTACCGTGGCCGGGTATATCAATACCTAGTCGATCAGCAAGAAAAGGGCGCAACCGATCAAGAGATGCAAGAAGCTCTCAAGATGGCTGGCGATACTTTGCGCCCCACTCGCGGATCGCTTCTCAAAAATGGCCTAATCTACGATTCGGGCAAAACTCGCCAGAACGAAAACGGTAACGCCTGTATTGTCTGGGTAGTTTACACTATTGAACAGGTGGGTATGTTCTAATGACTTACGATTTTTTTGCTGGCGAATGGATCGGCAACTGCGGTGCTTGCAAGCACGAAGTATTTGGCCTCACCAAAAGCCACTATTTGCTCGAATATAGCAAGCACACACATTCTAAAGATTGTTTAGGAGGCTGGTAATGTATCGCGAGCCAAGTTCCTATTTCCGCACTTTTTGGGATTTACTTTTTGTTGTATTGATTTCTTTTAGTCCTTTTATAATTTTTGGCATTGTTAATTTTACAAAATGGTTAATAAAATGACTCACGATGAATTATTAAAAAGATTGTCTCCAGCAACTAACTATGAACCTATTTACGCAATCGGTGAACGGCAGTTACTTAACGCTGTAAAAGCCTTAGTGGAATTACATAAGCCAGAAATAGGAAACGCCGATAAATCTAATTCTGATTTTCAAGGATATTGCTCAGCCTGTACGCCATTATCGATAAATTATTACGAGGCCATCCTTTATCCTTGCCCCACAATTCAAGCAATAGAATGGGGGTTGGAGTAATGCCGCAATACATTTACCGATGCGCCGCGGATCTATCCCAGATCGAGATGTACCAATCATTTGAGGACAGTTCTATTCCGCTATGTCCAATCTGCAATCAACAAATGAACAAGCAATTCCAAGCAACGCCGGCGATCTTTCGCGGCACAGGATGGGGGAAGCAATGAGTCAGAGAAAAATTGGTAAGGCATGGTTGGTCTGGGGTCGCTATAAGAAATCGACTGCTTTTGGGTTCAACATCAGCTCATACGGCGTAACTCTTGAACTACTGCTCTTTTATGTGGGAATTGAGTTCTAATGAACCTTCACGATATTCTCGATGAGCGCCAAGATCAGTACGGCGATGCGCTCAAAAATTTCCGCAATATCGGCGTGATGTGGGGAGTGCTACTGGGTCTATCTGAGCCGGTAAGTCCCTATAAGGTCGCGCAAATGATGATCGCGCTCAAACTCCAACGCATTTCGGCCAACCCCGATTATGAAGATTCTTGGCTGGATATTCAAGGTTATGCTCAACACGGACTGGATTCCCTATGAATAATACGGCGCGATTTGCAAGCTTAGTAATTTTATCCGCAGGAATAGCGGTTGCGATTGTGGGCATTATTAAAGATTTATTTGGCAAATGAACGAGTGGAATATCGGCAGATGCCGAGGTTGCGGGGAGTGGTGCGTATTTGACCGCCCTTGCTCGGTATGCCATACAATTACTCCACCAACGAAAGGAGAGACAGAAATGGCTCACTCAATCAATGGAGGCACAGAATGAAGCGACTAGCATTGGCGGCGATTGGTTCGCGCTGAAGTTCAAGGCTCGATTTCTCGTAGTAGCCGCACTAGCGGTGGGAATCGCGCTAGCAACTCCGGCAATGGCTCAAAGCCCTAATTTCTATGAAATGGCTTTAAGCAAGCGAACGCCTGAGATAGCAAAGATATACGCACAAACACAATTACATAAATACGGTTGGGATAATAAAGCTGATTGGCTGGCACTTCAGAAACTCTGGACTAATGAGAGTAACTGGCGGCCAAACGCCAAAAACCACTTGCCCGTTAAATTACTGATTGACGGCAAATGGGTTAAGTTCTACGCAGGGGGCATACCTCAGCGACTTGGACTCAACCCAAAGGCTAATATCCCGACACAGATTCGAGTGGGGTTGGACTACATCCAAAACCGCTATGGATCGCCAGTTAAAGCTCTCAAGTTCTGGGAGCGCCATTACTGGTACTAAATTTCGCAAGGGCCGTTCCCTTTGCGGATCGTGACCGATTGAGCGCGTAAGCCTCCAGTAAGCGCGTTCTCGGTTGCCAGCGATTGCCCCACATTTCTCAAGGGTGTGGGGCTTTCTGCTTTTTATGTGATAGGTTTCGGCTAATGCCAATCCCGGCAGAAAAACTTAATACTTGGAGTCCACAGACTCACCCGAACCCGCGAGTGCTATCTAAGGTTCAAACAATTAACCCCCGCGCATACTAAAAATGTTCGGGGGTCTTTTTGTGATATCTTACGCTCTATGACTACCATTGTGGCTCGCCAATACGAGGATAAAGTAATAATGGGTGCGGATTCATTAGTCACCGCAAACCGCAAATACAATCATCCCGACATGGCAAAGATTACTGAGCGTGGTCAATACCTGATCGCTGGAGCTGGACTATCGAGTTTTTGCGATGTGGCGCAACACATATTCAACCCACCAAAGCCAACCGAAGCAGATAAGAAAAACCTCTATCACTTTATGGTTGTGAAATTTATCCCTGCACTCAAATCGTGCTTTAAGGATAATGATTTGAAACTTGAGAGTGATAAAGATGAAGAAACACGGTTTTCATTGCTGGTTGCAATACATGGTGAAGTGTTTGATATATCTGATGATTTTGCTATTTGCCGTGATGCTGATGGTATTTACGGCATTGGTAGTGGTTCTAGTTTGGGTATTGGCGCTCTTAAATCCGGCGCGACTGTTAGGAAGGCTTTACGGATCGCCGCAGAAAAAGACCCTTACACCGCCGCGCCATTTCTCATTTTGGAGCAAAAGCGTGGATAACAAAATAGCCAACGCGGTACTCAAACGAGCTAACGGGTTTTGTGAGATGTGTGGCTCATACGGCACCGAACTAGCCTTACACCACCGCAAGTTGCGCTCACAAGGCGGCAAAGATGAAGTCTCAAATCTCATCGCCGTACACCATCAATGCCATAATCTCGGCACAAACAGTATTCACTTAAACCCCGAAACGGCGCGAGTGAAAGGTTGGATAGTTCCCAGTTGGGGCGATCCCACCGAATATCCCTTACACCTGTACGGGGAAGAAATAGTAAGGTTAGACAACGAAGGTAACTACAATAAGTTGGAGGCATAACATGGCAACAATTTCCGTAACGGGCAATGTGGGCAAAGACCCAGAGATCAAGTTTTTTGATGGCAAGAACGGATCATTTGGCGTTGCATCATTTTCACTTGGTTACACACCAAACGAAAAAAAGGGCAACGAGTGGATTCAAGGCGAGACTATTTGGTTCTCGGTATCGGTTCTTGGCAAGCAAGCAGAGGTAATTGCCGATGCCATTAAGAAGGGCGATAAAGTTCTTGTATCCGGCGCGTTCAAGCAATCTTCCTATGTTGCCAAAGATGGCACACCCAAGACTGGGCTTGAGATCAAAGCTGATTCAGTAACGCTTGTACCTCGCTCAGCACCTAAGCAATCATTTAATGCCCCTAGT